ATTCAGGGCAGTCACTGCTCATTTTTTCTCGTGAGACAAGACTTTTGCAGGCAAGGAGGGCTCGGCATGAGCATCGAAACGCTGCGCCGGAAACTGAGCTCGAAGGAGCGCAGGGTCGGGCTGCGATATGACTACTACGACATGAAACAGGCGATGCAGCGCATTTCGGCGCTCATCCCCAAGGAATTCCGGGCGCTCACCTATGCCCTCGGCTGGTGCGCCAAGGCGGTGGACACGCTGTCGGATCGCATCGTATTTGACGGCTTTGACGGGGACATCGCACAGCTCGGCGAGATCTACCGGCTCAATAACGCCGACGTCCTGCACGGGTCTGCGGTGCTCTCGGCGCTCATTTCCTCGTGCAGTTTTCTGTACATCGGACGACGCCCGGACGGCTATCCGTCCATTGAGTGCATCGACGGCGGCAATGCGACCGGCGAGATCGACACCACCACGAACCTCCTCACCGAAGGCTATGCAGTCCTGCACCGTGACGATTTCGGGCAGCCTGACCGGGAAGCGTACTTCCTGCCGTACCGCACGGAGTACTACGAGAACGGCAGGCTCACGCAGGTGTTCACCCACAAGGCGCCGCACCCCCTGCTCGTCCCGGTGATCTTCCGCCCGGATGCAAAGCGGCCTTTCGGGCATTCGAGGATTTCGAGGGCTTGCATGAGCATCGTGCAGTCGGCGCTGCGAACCATGCTCCGGACAGAGGTCGGGGCGGAGTTCTACTCCGTGCCGCAGAAGTACATCGTGGGTCTGGAGCAGGAGCTGATCGAGAGCTTCGGTGAGCAGAAGGACAAGGCGACCATGTCCAGCTTCCTGGCGTTTTCCGCCGACGAGAACGGCAACAAGCCGTCTTTGGGGCAGTTCGATGCGGCAAGCATGGCGCCGTTCCTCGACCAGATGAAAATGCTTGCTTCCCTCTTTGCCGCCGAGACAGGACTCACCCTCGACGACCTCGGCTTCACGACCGAGAACCCGTCGAGTGAGGAAGCCATCAAGGCGTCGCACGAGAGCCTGCGCCTGACCGCAAGGCGAGCACAGCAGACGTTCGGGACGGGGTTTCTGAATGCCGGATATTTAGCGGCTTGCGTGCGTGACCGGTACAGCTACGAGCGCAATGCCTTTGCGGATGTGACGTGTCAGTGGATGCCGATTTTTGAACCCGATGCAGCAGCGCTCGGCGTGCTGGGTGATGCGATTCTCAAGATCAATCAGGCGTCCGAGGGCTTCATGGGGGCAAGAAACATCCGCAGTCTGACTGGGCTGCGGAGTGATGCGGAGGAGTGATGCAGATGCGTGACGAGAAGGCACTGCGTGCGGCGGAGCTGTTGCGGCAGTACTGCAACGAACGGTGCTGTGAGAACTGCGTATTTCGCAGGAAAAACGGATACTGCGCTGTCGGCTCGGCGCATCATCCAGGCGTGCTGAACCTCGACGGGCTGAAACCCAGGGAGGTGCAGGATGACTGAACAGGAGATCCGGCAGCAGATCTTGCAGCGGTTCTACAGCCGGCTCGCCGCTGATCCTGCCGCACGAGCTGTCCTGCGCCGAATCGGCAAGGGCAAGGCGACCCTTGCGGACACGGCGGTGCTCTCTGACCGGGCGGCTGATCTGCTCGGCGAGGTGCTCGGTGCGGCGGTGCTGGACATCCCGGAGGACGTGCGGGAAGCCGTCTGTGAGAGCTTGCTGCGTGAGCGGCACGATTACACCATGAACACCTGTGACGAGGTTCTGGAAGCGCTGGACAGCGCTCAGGGGCTGCATCTGACGCCGCAGCATCCGGGCTTTCCCATCGAACGGGTGCAGCAGCTTGCAAGCTCGCTGACCGACCCGACCGTGAAGCCCGAAACCATCCGCCGCCGTGCGAGCAAGCCGGTGGCGACCGTGGCAAAGTCCTTCCACGACAGCTACATCCGCATCAACGCCCAGACCCGGCACAATCTTGGGATCAAGTGCTACCTCGACCGTGTGGCGGCACCGGGGTGCTGTGCGTGGTGTACGGGGATCGCAGGACGTTACGTTTACGGCGACCACCCGGCGGATATCTTCCGGCGGCATGATAACTGCTCGTGTACCGTGACCTTCGAGAACGGTCGGGAGCGGCAGGATGTGTGGAGCAAGAGGACGTGGGATGCACGGGATCCGAAGGAGATCGAACGGGTGGCATCCAGACCGGCGAGGCTGACACAGCAGCAGGCGGAACAGTTGCAGTCTGATTTGACGCTGCAATTCAGAGAACTGCAATATGATGCAGCACACCCTATCAGAGATACAAGAAATTTCGACTTTGGATTACAGCGAGTTACAACAACGCAGAATCCAATCTACGTGTCAGACGGAGCACGAGAAGCGGCAAAACCTAAACAGATTCATGCTGTAGATACGCATTTTACAGAAGTTACTAAGCTGATGGGAATACAGCATCACGAGAATCTTCCGGATGTTCATGTACTTGACGGCATGGAAATGGGCAGCAGCGCTGTTGCATCCTATAATCCCATCAAAAACACGTTGAATCTAAATCTTGCTGTTGCCACTTACGATAAGGCACACATTCCTGCCGGGATGGAGTGCTTCGCAGGTTATAAAGACGAACGCAGTTCCTATTTGCATGAGCTGCTGCACTGGCAGGATGCTGAGAAGTTCCGGAGACGTTACGGCGACATTACTGAGCAGAACTATTCGGAGTACATCGACTTTATCAATCGAGATGCCAAGAAAAAGCTTGACAAACTGGCTAAAAAGGGGTATAATATTGGTGAACTAAGTGATTATGCTCTTGAACAGTACCGGAAAGGGAAATTCTACGAAACATACACTGAGTTCAGAGTAGCCGATTTGTTGAAAAGGAAGTGATCTTCATATGAGATTGATGCCGACACCTGAAATGAGGGCTTTGTTTGACGAAATCAAGCCGTATTTTGATTTCACACAGAAAGACAATCTCCGTGCTGACACTCCTGATGAAATCAGAAACAAGGTTAAGCGATATGACGAGCTTTCTGATGCTCAATGGGAACAGGCACAGCGTGCAGAAGGACTTCCAGTATAAGCATCTAAAACCCACCCAGCAATGAGTGGGTTTTCTCATACCCGAAAGGAGCATTATTATGGAATACGCAACAAGATTGGAGATCACCTTCAAAAGCGGTGACACCATCGTCTACAAGGAAGGCGAATGGGACGACTACGGCTACGACGGCAAGGCGATCAGCGTCAAGCTCAAAGGCGCCTGGATCGGCATCTACAACTTCGACCACGTATTCAGCGTCGAGCTGAAACCCTGATGGAGGTGAACCCATGATTTTCAGTCTCGCCCCGACCTATCGGGAGTACGTCACAAGCATCCTGTGCCGGAGACGTTACGGAACAAGATGCAGGAAAAAGTGAGTTTTGATTGCCAGAATTGCAGAAATTCTGCAAAAATCGGATTTAAGTTGCACAAAATCCGCATAAAAAGTGAAGCACCTGAACAGGGTGCTATTTTTATATCCCAACGGAGGTGAAACCATGCCCAATCCCCCCAGAGCCAAGCCGGCGGGCGCACGTCCCGACCACAACGGACCGCAGCGTGCGCAGTTTGCATCGAACAAAAAGAAGATCTTTGCCACGCAGAGGGTCTGCGGCATCTGCGGCAATCCGGTGGACTTCTCCCTGAAATTTCCGCACCCCCTCTCCCCTTGCATCGACCACATCATCCCCGTGGCAAAGGGCGGACATCCGTCCGACATCGGGAATCTACAGCTTGCGCATATGTGCTGCAACCGGCAGAAATCTGACAAGCTCGTGCAGAAAATTGAATTTTCCGACCAGAAGGAACCCATCGGGAACCGGGTGCTGCCGCTGACATTCGACTGGAAAAATGTATGAGTAGTACGTGCAGGAAGGGTCGCCAGACGCCCACCGTTTCGGTCGTGCTGCCGTATACGGAGTCCCACGGCGGCGAGGCGCTGGCGCTCTACAACCGCACCGGACGCACGGCGCAGGAGTGGCAGGAGCGTATGATCGAGGATATCATGGCGGTGAATGCCGACGGGCTCTGGGTGCATATGAAGTTCGCCTGGAGCATCCCCCGACGCAACGGCAAGTCGGAAATTCTCATCATGGTCATTCTCTGGGCGCTCACGCACGGGCTTCGGGTGCTGTACACGGCGCACCGCATTTCCACCTCGCACAGCATCTGGGAAAAGGTCTTTGACCTGCTCGAAAAGGCTGGCTTCCACCGGGACGAGGACTTCAAGTCCGTCAAGGCGACCGGTATGGAAAAGCTCGAATGGCTTGATTCCGACGCCGTCTGCAACTTCCGGACACGCTCCTCGACCGGCGGTCTGGGTGAGGGTTATGACATCCTCATCATCGACGAAGCGCAGGAGTACACCGCCGATCAGGAGTCGGCGCTCAAATACGTGGTGACAAGCTCCCCGAACCCCATGACGCTCATGTGCGGCACGCCGCCGACGGCTGTCAGCTCCGGTGACGTCTTTCTGAAGCTCCGCCGGAACATCCTCACCGGCAAGGAGGAGGATGCAGGCTGGGCAGAATGGTCTGTGCCGCGTATGTCAGATGCCCATGACCCTGAGCTCTGGTACGAAACGAACCCCTCCCTCGGCACGATCCTGACGGAGCGCACCATCCGTTCTGAGCTTGGCGACGATCAGGTGGATGATAACATCCAGAGACTTGGGCTGTGGCTGACGTATTCGCAGAAAACCGCCATTTCTGAAAAGGAGTGGCTCGCCGGACAGCTCGATGCAGCACCCACCTTGCAAACGCCCGTCCAGGTCTGCTACGGCGTGAAGTATGCACAGAAAACAGAACAGGTTTCCCTCGCAGCGGCTGTCCGGACTTCGGACGGTCGCATTTTTGTGGAATGCATCGACTGCCGGAGCATCCGGGACGGCACGGCGTGGATCATCGACTACCTGCGCAGCCCCTCGGCGGTCTCGGTCGCCATTGACGGCGCTGCCGGGGCACCGCTGCTCGTGTCGGCGATGCAGGAAGCACAGGTAAGCTGCAAGGCGGTGCTGCCGAAGGTGGCGGACGTGATCGCCGCCAACTCGCTCTTTGAAACGAACCTGTTCGGCGGTGTGCTCTGTCACATGGCGCAGCCCTCGCTCACCCAGGTCGTCACGAACTGCGAGCACCGCAGCATCGGCACAGGCGGCGGTTTCGGGTACGCATCCATTCTGGACGGCGCCGAGCCTACCCTCATCGAAGCCGCAGCCCTCGCCCAGTGGGGCGTGGCTGGGATGAAGGAGAAGAAGAAACAGGCGATGTGCTTGTGAGGGGGATGCGACCGAAGCTGAGACAGGATGTTGTCTGAAGCTGAGCAGTGCCGGTAGTGGATGAAAACCGGTGCGGCAGTTCCCCACCCCCAACCCCCTCCCCAGGGAGGGGGCTTTTACGAAAAATGCAAAAGGAGTGATATGGATGGACAAAGCAACATTGGACAAAATCAATGCACTGACACGCCGGGAATTTAAGGCGTCGGAGCTGTATACGTTTCCGGTCGTGCTGTGCCACAATGATGTTGACCGGGATTATGAGCGCTTTTCTGACGATGCGCTTGACAAAATGGCAGAGCTGTTCGTCGGCAGGACAGGCATCTTTGACCACAATCCGAGCGCCGGAAATCAGTCGGCACGCATCTATGATGCCGAGGTCGTGACGGATCCGGACAAGGAGACTGCATGGGGCGGCGCTTACCGCTATCTCAAAGGCTATGCGTACATGGTGCGCACGGATGCCAATGCCGACCTCATTACCGAGATTGACGCCGGCATCAAGAAAGAGGTCAGCGTATCGTGCAGCGCATCCCGGCGGACGTGTTCGATCTGCGGCAAGGAGTGGTATCATGACGGCGGCTGCGACCATGTCAAGGGACAGGTCTATGACGGCAAGGTCTGCTACATGACGCTCGATGGCATCACGGATGCCTATGAATGGAGTTTTGTCGCCGTTCCGGCACAGCCCGGCGCAGGCGTAACAAAGCAATACACAAAAGGAGGAATCACGATGGAACAGGAATTTATCCCCATCACCACGCAGAAGGACTTTGATGCGGCGGTGCAGCAGGCAGTGGATGCGGCTGTGACCGCCAAGGCGGCGGAGTTTGAGGGCTGGGTGTCTCCGGAGGAGCATCAGAAAGCGCTCGACGAGCTGGAGACTGCCCACAAGTCCGCTCTGCTCGGTGCGTACCGTGCCAAGGCGGCGCTGCTTGCCGGGCTCCCGGAGGAGCTTGCTGACCGCCTGAACGGCGACACCGAGGAGGACATTATGAAGGACGCCCAGAACCTCGCAGCGCTTACGAAGTGCGGCGAGACACCGCATTTTGAGGCGAGGGGCGCAAAGTCTCCGGCAAACAGCACGGACGCTGCGCTTCTCGAAGTGCTCGACCATCTCAACTAACGAAAGGAGAATCCCTATGGCAACAGTAACCACTTCCACCTACGGCACAGAGGGTGCCGCACTCTTTAACCCGGAGCTCACGACCGAGCTGTTCGACAAGGTCAAGGGCGCATCGTCCCTTGCCAAGCTCTCCGGCGCTGAGCCCATCCCGTTCTCTGGTCTGGATGTGTTCACGTTCAGCATGGACGGCGAGGCTGCCATCGTCGGCGAGGGCGCAAACAAGCCTGCCGGCGACGCAGAGTTTGGCAAAGTCACCATCAAGCCCGTCAAGGTCGTGTATCAGCACCGCCTGACGGACGAGTTTGTGAAGCTCTCCAAGGAAAAGCAGCTTCCCTACATGAGAGCCTACACGGACGGTTTTTCCAAGAAGATCGCCCGTGCCATTGACATCATGGCGATGCACGGTCTGAATCCGGCGGACAAGACCGCATCCGCCATCATCGGCGCCAACAACTTTGACACCGCCGTGACCGCAACCGTCACCTACGATGCAACGCAGCCCGATGAGAACATCGACAGCGCCGTGCAGGTCATCCAGACCGCCGACGGTGAGATCAGCGGCATCGTGATGAATCCGGCATTCGGCGCAGCGCTCGGTGCGATGAAGGCTTCCGGCACGGGTCTGCCGATCTACCCCGATTACCGCTTTGGTGGCAATCCCGGCAATTTCGGTGGTCTGCGTGCGGACATCAACAACACCGTTTCCTTCGGTGCGGCGTCGAGCGTGGCATCCAAGGACCGTGCGCTCGTCGGCGACTTCGCCAAGGCATTCCGCTGGGGCTATGCCGAGCAGATCACGTTTGAGGTCATCCGCTTCGGTGATCCCGACGGTCTGGGCGACCTCAAGCGCATGAATCAGGTGTGCCTGCGTTCCGAGGCTTACATCGGATGGGGCATCCTCGACCCGGCGTCCTTCGCCCGTATCGTGACGGCATGAGGTACCGCTACAAGAAAACCGGTGCGGTGATCGAGATCGCATCCGAGCTGCATTCTCCGGACTGGGAAGCCGTTCCGGAGGACGCTGCACCGGCATCTGAGAAACCGTCCGCCAAGCCCGGCAAGAAATCCCGAAAGGCGGTGACGGATGATGGCAGCGACGTATGCGACCATTGAGGACATCCGTGCCGTTGGATACGCCCTCTCGGCTGCACAGGAAACGGCGGCGAACACACTGCTCGAACAGGCTTCCGCAAAGCTGCGCACCCAGGCACGCAGCGTCGGCAAGGACATTGACACCCTGATCGCTGACCCCGTCACGGGGGAGGATTTCGGGCTTAGCGTGAAGTCCGTGATCGTGCAGGCGGTCTGCCGGGGGTTGGACAGTGCAGGCGGAGGGAGTAGCATCACGCAGGGCTCGCAGTCGCTCGGCAGCTACTCCGTGCAGCAGACGTTCTTTAATCCCGGACAGTCGCTCTACTTCGTGCGTGGTGAGCTCAAAGACTTAGGACTTTACCGTTCACAGGTGTTCGGAGCGATCGACGTGTTTGAAAGTGGTGAGGACACATGACATTTCCAACGAACATCCCGGCTGTGACGGTATGGGAGCGGACGCTCATCGACCGTGCGCCTGCCTACATCCGGCACGAGCTGGGGGCGGCGTACTGGGAGGATACCCGTGGGCAGTCCGAGCACGGCAGAGAGCCGGACGACCATGTATTTCTCGCCATTCATGCCGACAACGTGACCTATCTCCCGAAGAAGGAGGACAGAGTGCTCCCTGGCAGCGTAGACAGCGCTGCGCCGCCGAGGGACGCTCTCACGGTCATGCAGGTCAAGGATTTCCGGTATGGGTCGGGGATGATGCAGCACATTGAAGTGACGTTGAAATAAGTTAGGAGTTAGAAGTTAGGAGTTAGGAGTGAATGTGTCCGGCTTCGCCGGACGAATTTTATAATGCTGTGAGGGGGAAGCTTCTTGCGTAAACCCGGAGCGGCGCTATGCGTGGGAGTTTGTAAAGGGAGTCGCGGCGATGATTCTAAAAAAAGTCGTCGCCAGGCGACACCACAACTTCTAACTCCTCACTTCTCACTCCTAACTCAAAAGAGGTGGTAACGATGCTGACCTTCAAGGGTCTGACTTTCTCCCCGGCGCTGTCCGGGAAAACGAAAAGAGCACTCCGGGGCGCACAGGATGCGCTGGACGAGAAGTGCATCACGCTGATGGAGGACTACACGCCGGTGTCCAGACAAGGCGGCTACACGAAGGCAAGCCCCCACAAATGGGTACGTTTCGAGAACCGTGGCAAAATGTCGAAGTCCCACCGGCAGGAGAAACCCGGCGTCATCATCAACACCGAACCCAAGGCACGCCGGGAGTACTACACCAACAAAGGCGGCTCCGGCGGTAAACGTGGAAAGTACTGGTTTGACCGGATGGTCGCCGACCACGGCAGCGAGCTCGAACGTGCCGCTAATGACGGCATGAAGAAGGGAGGCGGCGCATGAGTATCATCGAATCTTTGCGTCGTTATTTTATGACATTTCCCGATCTCCCGGAGGGGGCGGTCGGGATCGACTTTCTGGGCGCAGAGCCTACGCAGTTTACGCTGGAGCCTGTCCCCTGTGAGCCGGTTTTCCGGCAGTACACGGACGGGGGCTGCCTGCGGCAATTCCTGTTTGTGTTTGCGTCCCGGAGCTATTACGGGGCGGATGTGACGCTTTGTGCCGAGAATCAGGCGCTCTTTGAGAGCCTTGCGGACTGGGTGCGCACGCAGAGCCTTGCCGGGTCGCTCCCGGCGCTCGGTGAGGGGCGGCAGAGCGTTTCGCTCGATGTCCTGAGCACCGGCTACGCATTTTCCGAAGACGCCAACACCGCAAGATACCAGATGCAGCTGCGTCTGGTTTACGATTGATAAGGAGTGATTTTTTATGCCAGATATTCAGGAAAGACACAAGAAACTCGCATTTTACGGCGTGCCTTCGACCGGTACAGCAGGCTACACCCTGACCCGGATGAGGTACTTCACACAGCTCACACTCAACAAGAACCCCATCGAGCACAACGTGAAGTATGTGGACGAGGCAACACAGCGCAACCATGTTGCAGGCTATGACACGTCCATTTCCTACGGCTTTGACAAGTACACGGACGATTTGGTGCTCAGCGACATCATCAACATCACCGACAAGGAGCTGACCGGTGCGGCGGCGTCCCGATTCATCATGATCGTGGATACGGCAACCGACAAGGCAACCCTGCGCAAATATTCCGTCATCCCCGGCTCTGAGGGTGACGATGCGAATGTGTACACGTTCTCCGGCACGTTCAAGGCAGCCGGTGAGCTGACGGTCGGCACGGCAGTCATCAGCGACGCAAACGCCGGTCTGACAGCGACCTTTACGCCGGACGAGACATGATGAAAGGAGTACGTATGCACACAACATGGGAATTTTCCGGCAGGACGTTCGAGCTTGATCTCGACGATATTTACGTGCTCTCGAAATACGATGCAGCGCTCAAAGCGCAGAATGCGGCGTTCGCTGCATTGCCGCCGGGTGCGACGGATGCGGCGCAGCTCATTGCATACTGTGACGGCATCCGGGCGCTGATCGACACGCTCTTTGGCGAGGGTGTGACGGACGAGCTGCTTTCCGGCAGCGTGAAGCCCTCGGACTTCGACACATTGTACGAGAGCTTCAAGGATTTCCTGCACGAGCAGACCGAAGCCAACGCCAAGCGCAGGGCTGAGATCATCGCCAAGTACCGCCCCGACCCGAACCGGGAGCAGCGCCGTGCGATTGAGCAGGTCGTGAAGAAAGCCGCAAAGTCGGCGGCGAAGAAAGCATGATCTCGCTTTTATATGAACCCCTCCCCTGCTCCATCGAGGTGGGCGGACGGGAGGTCGGGATTTTGACGGACTTCCGGGCGTGGCTGCAATTCATCGGGCTGATGCAGGACAAGGAACTGCACGACGCCGAGAAGGTGGCGGCGCTGCAAAATTGGCTCGTGGAGCCGGAACCGGTCACGGGACAAATCGTCGAGGGCTTGGCAGCGTTTTGCAAGGCGTCCCACCTCGAACCGGAGCGCCCCGAACCGGACGAGGGCGCCGGCGTGCGTCCCCCGGTCTTTGACTGGAAGATCGATGCGCCGTTCATTCTGGGGGATTTCCGGCGATTCTATGGGATGGACTTGCTGCGCCTTGGGTACCTGCACTGGTGGGAATTCAAGGCGCTGTTTTTAGCCCTGCCGCCGGATTCCCGTGTGATGGATCGCATCCGCCTGCGCTCGTGGGACCTCTCGAAGGAGAAAAACGCCGACCGCCGCCGGGAGATCGCCAAGGCACAGCGCATGATCGCTCTGCCGTTTGCGCTGACGGACGACATGATCGGGGATGTGTTTGCGAGTGCATTATAAGACAAAAGCCCCCGGCGAAATGCCGAGGGTTTTTGATTTATGGGCAATTCTGATAGATACAGATTTGAGGTGAGATGATGGCATTCGATGGTGTGTTAAAATTCGGCACTGCTATTGATGAAAAGGGATTCCAGACGGGGCTCGGAAAGCTCGGCGGCATGGCGAAAACGGCTGCATCCGGGCTTGTCTCCGGTGTCGGAACGGCGGCAAAGGCGATGACGACGGCATTTGCCGGGGCTGCGGCTGCCGGGACGGCTGCGGTCGGTGCGATCGGCAAGCAGGCGCTTGATGCGTATGCGGACTTCGAGCAGCTCGCAGGCGGCGTGGAAACGCTCTTTGGGGACGCTGCGGACGTGGTCAAAGCAAACGCTGCGGCTGCCTTCCAGAGCGCCGGAATGTCCGTGAACGACTACATGGAGACCGCAACGGCGTCCGCTGCGGCGATGGTCAACAGCCTTGGCGGCGACGTGCAGAAGGCGGCAGACCTGACCGACATGGCGGTGCGTGACATGGCGGATAACTCCAACAAAATGGGCACGGCGCTCGACTCCATCCAGAACGCTTACGCCGGCTTTGCGAAGGGCAATTTTACCCTTCTCGACAACTTAAAGCTCGGCTACGGCGGCACGAAGGAGGAGATGCAGCGCCTGCTCGAAACGGCAACGGCGCTCACGGGTGTGCAGTACGATATCACGAGCTATGCCGACATCGTGCAGGCAATTCACGCCGTGCAGGAGCAAATGGGCATCACCGGCACGACCGCACGGGAAGCGAGCGAGACCATCTCCGGCTCTGTCGCTGCGATGAGGGCGGCGTGGGACAATCTGCTCGTGGGCGTGGCGGACGATACGCAGGACTTCGACAAGCTCTGCGGTGACTTCGTGACGAGCTTTGAGACCGCTGCCGGGAACATCCTGCCCCGTGCGGCGTCGATCGGCGAGGGCGTCGTGAAGCTCATCGGCGCTCTGGGTGACGATGCGGTGAACTTCCTGCTGCGTGCCCTGCAATCTGCGCCGGAGCTCGTGGGGACTGGTGTGGAACTCATCGGCACGCTCGTGGACGGGCTTGTCACCGGACTGCCGACGCTCCTGCCGCTGGGCAAGAAGCTGCTCCTGACGCTTGCAAACGGCGTTATGAAAGGCGCACCTGTCCTGCTCGATGCGGCGAACGAGCTGACAGACGGCTTTGCGGATGCGGTGGCAGACCCACAGATCGCAGGACGGCTCGAACGGATAGGCAGCGTGCTGCTGTCGGCGCTCTCGGAGGGCTTGCAGCGGAATCTCCCGAAGCTCACGGAAGCAGGACTTTCCGTGGTGAGTGGTCTGCTCGACTTCCTGCTTGACCCGGCGCTCTTTTCGGATATGCTGAGTCTCGGCATCCTGCTGCTCTCGATGCTCGGTCAGGGGATCATCGACAATCTGCCGATGCTGCTCGATGCGGCACTCCAGATCATCGAAATTCTGATGCAAAGCCTTGGGGACAACGCCGGGGAGCTGGTCGGGGCGGCGATTTTGATTTTGTCGATACTTGGGCAGTTCTTAGCGGAGCACGCACCGGAGCTTACCACGGCGGCGCTCGACCTCCTGCTTGCCATCGTGGAGGGACTGACCGACAATTCGGATGAGCTGCTGCTGGCAGCGGAGGAGATCATCAAGGCGCTCTGGGACGCACTTTCCGACCCGGAGAACCAGAAGATGCTCATTGATGCCGGTTTCACGCTGCTCGTGGCGATCCTGAACGGCGCCCGGAAATTCGGCGGTGAACTGCTCGGCTTTGCGTATGACCTCTTTGATGCGTCGTGGGACACGCTCACGACGATGGACTGGGGCGAGCTCGGCAAGAACCTGCTGCTCGGCATCATTAAGGGTATGCGCAATTCTGACCTCGGTGCGCTCAACGGCATCAAGGACAGGCTGCTTGACGGTGTGCAGGACGTGTTTGAGATCGAGTCCCCTTCCAAGGTCATGCGTGACGAAGTCGGCAAGTACTTAGCGCTCGGCATCGGCGAAGGCTTTACGGACAATATGCCGGATGTGGGACGGGCGGCAAAGGACGCCTTTGACGGCGTTTTGGAGCCCATCGGGATGCACGGCAACCTTGCCATTTCCGTGGACAGGGCGGCGCTTGATGCGCTCGAAGCGATGCGGCTTGGGGTCGATCCGGCGGCAATTGACGCCTACCGGGCGGCGATGCCGTCGGTGCTGCAAAGCGACATCAGCCCTGCCCCGTCGAGTACGTACATCACGAACCAGACCTACAGCAGCATCACCAACCAGACCACCACGGAAAGCCCTGACCGACCTGCGCCCACCGGTGACATCATCATCCCCGTGAGCATTGGTGGCGAGGCGGTGGAAACGGTCGTGGTTTCGGCTGCGCAGAGGGCAAATGCGACTTCGGGAGGGACGACCATATGAGACTCATCGACATTTACAAGGAGACCCCGGACGGCGTGCAGCTCGTGACTGCCGGCTGCATCCAGACGGGGAGTACTGACCTGCAAAAGGCGGTGCAGACCAAGTTTTACACGATGGCAAACGGCACGCTCTGCGCCTATCCCGTACAGACGGCAAAGTCCACCATGACGCTCACGCTGCAATGCACCAAACCCCAGGCGGCTGCGATCGAAGCAGCGGCGGCTCTGGGATCGCTGCTGTTTGCTGGGCTGCGGTTCGGGGTGAACTGGGGAGATGATGTGTACGACCCGTTCGTGACGGGATACCGGGGATTCCTGACAGGCTCGGTGGAAATTTGCGAGATGTACGCAAAGTCGGGGCTGTACAGCATCACGCTTCCCCTCATCCTCGATGCGGTGGGGGCGACCTACCGGAAGCCGGCTGTCCCGGCAATTTCGCCGGGTGCGCTCTCACTGGACGAAACTGTGCAGGCTCGCACCGGCTTTGAGATGGTGCTCCTGCCGGTCGGCGGCGTGGTCAGACCTGTGCTCCGGCGGCGGCAGACGTATTTCACATACTCGGACACGCTCGCCGTTGACCTGCATCTGACCCGTGCGGACAGCGGACGCTGTGAGAGTATGGAGCCGTTCATTTCCGGCAGTACGGATACGGCGATCTTCACGGATGGCGCTGCGGCGCACGTCACCGGCACGGCACCCCTTGAACAGGGCGAGAATGCGGTCTTGATCCGGTGCAGTCTGACGCCGTGCCGGGAGCTGATCGTGTGCATTCCGGTTTACAAGCAAGCACAAGCAGGAGGTGCGTGATGGAGCTTTGTGAACATATCTACGGCGTGGTGGAGCAGTATGATTTTGACCTGAATGCCTGGGCGCAGGTGGCGACCCTTGACGATGCCAGCGTGATCTCGGCGAAGACCCGGCGGCTTTGCTGTGCACAGGGGGCGTTCGAGATCGGGGGCGTGTATGCGGCGTCGCTCAGTCTCGTGTGCCGCCTGCCCGGCATGACCCGGTACGGCATCCGGGGCGCACGCATCACGCTCCGGCGGTGGTTTGACGGCGAGGCGCTCACCGGGGCGGATGCTCCCGTCGAGGGCATTTTCTGGGTCGTGGATGCGAAGAAAACGGCGGATATTTTCACCCTCTCCGGGCAGGATGCGATGGGGTGGGCGGACGTTTCCAGCTACAACAGCGACGGCTCGGAGTTTGGCATGACAGGCGGTATTTATGGCTTTGGGGAGTTTCTGGCGGCGCTCTATCCGGGCGGCGCTACGCTCGAATGGTGGATGGAGAAGTGCGTACAGCTTGCAAACGTCCTCGCCCGACGTCAGACCGGCATCCTGCCGGATATGCTGACGTGGCGAAATTACGATGAAACCGCCAACAGTGGCATCAACTACTGCAACAAGTACGTTTTCGTCACGGACAGCACAGAGGACAAGACACAGCCGGCGAACTGCTTTCTCTACACCGCCGACGGCGTCTACAAGGATGATAATCCGAGGGACTTCCTGCGGTGGCTGGCACAGGCAGCAGGCGGTTTCATCACGGTGACAAAGGACGGCTTTCTGACGCTCCGGCAGTTCGTGCAGCCCTCGCTCGGCGATGCGGTCGTGGAAATGGCAGACATGGAATTAGAGGGCTGTGAAGTGGCGGATTTCCGGCTACAGCTCTACCACACAGGCGTCGTTTTTGACGATGTACAGCCGTCTGCTGTTGGTGGCGGCGCACCCGATAGTGGGGAACTGGTTCCCTACCGTATCTGTGCGGAGGGCAACCCATTTTTGAACGGTTTTGCGCAGCGTGACCCATATGGAACGAACCCTGCGTGGCATTCGCTCGCCTGGGGCTTGGCAATGTCGATGTACCACTACGGCGCTGACCGAAACTGCATCGCTCGTCCTTTCCGTGTCACTGTCCACACGACACAGCGCTACGAGCTGGGGCAGCGCATCCGGTTCCCGGACTGGCATGACCTTGGGGAGACCGAAACGCACGACCTGTTCAGCGTAATCACGGGCGTGGAGTGGACGTTCCGGGGCGGCACGGTGCTCTCGTGCGGCGGCGAGGACAGCCGGGTGATGGCGGACTGCGTGCGTGCGACCAAGGCGGACAAGGCGGTGCGTGAGCTTAGGTCACGATTTAAGGCATAAGGAGGATGGAGGATAACATGGAAACACTGGACTTTTTTTCGTCCCTGCAAGCGATGCGGGGACTGCGGGGCGACACGTTCCCGACGTTTTACGTGCGGACGGACGCGGACGACCTGACGGGCTGCTCGATGCGGCTCGTGCTCGAAGATATGCGCTCGCCGGGTTCGGTAGCGCTGACAAAGGCTTGCACGCCGTGCGAATTACCGGACGGCGCAAAGGGCTTTTCCGTGCGGCTGCTGACCGCCGAAACGGCGCTGCTTTGCGGCAATTATGCGATGCATTTCATTCTGGACGACGGCTCCGGCGAAGCGAGAAAGCTCCTCGGTACCCTCACCGTCCTCGATACCCCGAAGGAGGTGCTCTAAATGGCTTACACAGGCACAGGCACGCAGAGTGACCCCTATGTGGTCACGACGTTTGCGGATTTTCTGGAATGCGTGGCGCAGGAGGGCGCCTACGTGGAGGTCGGCGCTGACCTCGATGCGGCGGCGGAGGGGTACGGGTATATCTCGCCCATCGACGTCAAAGCGGTGGAGGTTTACGGAACGAGCGGCGATACGCTCAGGAAGATCTCGAATGTGACGGTGGAGGGGAATGCGGTTTTTGATATGCACAATAGTGCCGGCGACCAGAGCTTGATTCGGCTGCACCTCGAAAACTGGACATGGAAGGCGGCGAGTGAGCCGTATATTTCAAGCACGCACATCCCCGCAATGTTCTATCGGTCGTATGCTAATGGGTACTTGCACGAATGCAAAGTAAGTGTGTCGGTAACAGCAAATAGTACGGCACTTTATACATGGCTGATATCCCGCTGCTCTGTTTCTGACAGTGCCATTGTTATGGAGATGCATGGCGGTGGCTGGAACCCATGTTCTGGAACGTCGTCTTCAACCAGTGATAGCTATACAAACACAACAGTTTCTATTGACGGCACCGGCACCACTAAATGGAGAGATGGCGGCTCGTCTGGCGTTCGTGCGCATAGATGCTACAATGCAGGCTTTGTTGTAAAAAACATGGAATGTTTGATAGCAGGATTTTCAACCTACGGTCAGGGATTTAGCTACATGGTATTTGAAAATTGCATTCTGCCGCAATCGGTTTACGGCAACAAGGAATCCAACCTCATCTGCTTTACCGGGACGACCGATGCATCCGGCGTGACCGTCGTTTCCGGCACCGTCGTCACCCAGTCCCAGCTCAAAGACAAGGCTTACCTCCAGTCCATCGGCTGGCTGCCGTAAGGGGGTGGCGTGATGGCTACAGGTGGACAGATTCAGCCGCCGGCGCCCGATTGGGTGTCGCCGTTTGACCTCGACGGTGTGACCAATGACGGGTATCCGTTTATCGTGGATGCCGTGCCGCCGCCCGACTACTCCCCCACGAACGGCGCTACGATCTGGGTTTTGGACGACAGCTTTGACGGCTATCCCTACATCCGGGCAAACGGTCTCCCCGGTGCGATCGACCACGACCGGGCGGCGACGATCTGGGGGCTGCACCCCACCATCAACGACGGCTACCCCTACATCCGGGCGGTCGAGCCTGCCCCGGCGGCAAAAGCCGTGCGGATCACGGGGTTTCTGGTCGAGGGGCTGGGGGCGGAGTTCCGGGAAATCTCGCATGAGATGCCGGTTTCTATCCCGGAGGAGGTCGTGGTGAAGTGGCGTGAGCGTGCGCCGGTGTATTTTGAATTTCGTGTGAAGGAGGGGTAGAAATGCCCTATATCATCATGTTTTTGCTGGTCGTGGTTGCAGCCATTGCGGACGTCGTGACCGGGATGTTCAAGGCTCGCATCACGACCGGCTACGACAGCACCATCATGCGCAAGGGGCTGTACTGCAAGGCGATCAACCTCGTGGTGATGGGGTTTGCCATCGCCGTCGAGGTCGGGCTGGAGCTGCTGGGGCGGTACTACGAGCAGGAACGTCTTGCGGCGCTTGCAGGCGGCATCACGGCAGGGTTTGTGTTTACGGTCATCATCGTGATGGAGTCGATCTCGATCGCTGAGAATTTCGCCGCAGCGAACCCAAGCAGTCCGCTGGCGCTGCTGCTGGGCAAGCGCCTGAAAAAAGTGCAGGACGCACTCACCAAAAAGGAGGACAATCATGACGAATGAAAGACTTATCTGGGACAAGCTGCTCGCCGCAGGGCTGAGCGTTTTTGGTGTGGCAGGGCTGATGGGGAATCTCAAAGCCGAGTCGAACCTCGACCCGACAAACCTCCAGAACACCTTCGAGCGCAAGCTCGGCATGAGCGATGCGGTGTACACGGCGGCGGTGGATGCCGGGAGCTATGCGAATTTCGTGCATGACGGCGCTGGGTACGGCTTGGCGCAGTGGACGTACCACACCCGGAAGGCGGCGCTGCTGGCGTTTGCGAAGGAGCGAGGGACGAGCATCGGCGACCTTGGGATGCAGCTTGATTTTCTGGTGCAGGAGATGCGTGGGAGCTATCCTGCGGTCTGGGCAGCGCTCTGCACGACGAAGGACGTGAGGGCGGCATCAGATGTGGTGCTCCTCCAGTTCGAGCGGCCGGCGGATATGTCGGAGCGTGTCAAGTCGGTGAGGGCGTCGTTCGGGGCGGAGATCTACGCAAAATTAAAGACCCCTGGGGAGGGGTCCGGCACCGGTGAGGTGCTGCCGAATCCGCCGATGCCGGAGCAGGAAACACCCCCGGAAACGCCGGGGGAGATCATTACGGGGGAGCTTTGTATTGGAGGGACTTGGTTTGATGTGACGGGGGTTCGGAGATAAAAATGAGAGCCCGGACAGGTCGTTTTGACCGTCCGGGCTTTGCTTTTTATACTTTTAGTCAGGCTGCAATCAGGAGCCAGCCGGACATTTGGATAGCTTTGTTTTGGGTATCACTTGTTCCGGCATCTGTTACCCTAAACAAAATCTGTTCCAACGGCGGGATGTTGGTTTCATCGGTCAGATTTACGCAGATAATCACGGTATCACCCTTGAGCAGAACCAGACCGACAACCGTCTTGAACAGCTCCTCGCTGGACTGCTTTGCCATCTCGGACAGTACCAGACGGAAATGTGCCTCGGTCAGTCTTGGCATCGCTGTTGGGACATCGAGCAGCGCCTTCCGAAGTGTTTCCTGACGTTCTTTGAGCTGGGCGATCTTATCCTGCAATTCCGGCAGGGCAGCTCCGGCGACGATCGCATTGACCGCATTCTGGATCTGCGTGTCAACGGATTTGAGCTCACGCTCCAGAGCAGGACGCTCGTCCATCTGCTCCTCCTGCTGATACTCCGCATAGGCGGCAGCGGCGATCTCCGCCACCTTGTCCTCGGTCATATACTCACCGAGAGCAGACAGCACCTTGTCATGCAGATAGTCGGCATCAATCGACCTGGCGCCATTGCAGTGACGGCAGTAGTAATAGTGATTTTTACCCGACGTGGAGCCGCACACGGACTTTCCACACTCCGCACATCTGAGCTTTCCGGTCAGCATATAGTTGTAATCCTTGCGTTTACGCTTGCGTGCGGCAGCCTCTGCGATGTACTTCTGCACCGCATCATACAGCTCATGCGGCACGATCTGCGGACACGGCATCACACCCTCGAAGTCGCCGAACGTGTACTCTCCGATATATAGCCTCCGGTGCAGGAGCCGGCTCACGTCCATAGGCTTCCAGTGCGTACCGGCTGCGGTCGAAATGCCTTTTGCGTTCAGCTCGTTGGCGATCTGCCCGATCTTCTTTCCGTCAAGATAGCTGCGGAAGATCTTCGGCACGAGGGGAGCCGTTGCCTCATCGAGGGCGAGCCGCCGATCCACCAGCTTGTAGCCGAACGGCGCAACGTGGTTGAGGTAGTATCCCTTCTGGAAGGATTCCTCTTTGCCGCGCATCATTTTCCGGGACAGCTCCGCCGAGTAGTACTCGTCCATCGCTTCGAGCAGTCCCTCCATGATGATCCCCTCCGGGCTGTCAGTGATGTTCTCCGTCGCAGACACCACACGGACACCGTTGTCACGAAGCTTCTTCTTGTAGATCGCACTGTCGTAACGATTCCGGGCGAATCTGTCCAGCTTGTACACCAGAACGATCTCGAAGTTTTTCTGCTTGCTGTCTACGACCATCTGCTGGAACTGCGGACGGTTGTCTGATGTGCCGCTGATTGCCCTGTCGATGTAGTGCCGGACGATCTGGATGTCGTTCTGCGCTGCGAACTTCTCGCAGACGTGGAGCTGCCCCTCGATGCTCTGCTCGGTCTGGTTCGCTGAGCTGTAGCGTCCGTAGAAAACTGCTTTTCTCATAATAAAAAATCCTCCTTGCATTTTTTCGGAGGATGTGGTATACTGATATTGTCGAGGTTCAAGTATACCACTTTACCTCCATATCCGTCCCGGTGTTGGTAGCGCCGGAGCGGATTTTTTTGTTTGTAAAGTAAAACGCCACCTCACTCCGGCAGCTCTGCGATGCCGATCACTCTGCCGACGCAGGTGATCTCTCCGTCCCTCGGATAGATGTCCGGATAGTCGGGATTGATGGAGATCAGACGGTCCTCACCCTTCTGCTTGATGAATCCCTTGCCGTTCTGCCGGAACAGCCCGACCTCGCCGACAGGGACATCCTCAGCAAGCACAACGAGCACCAGATCACCGTCGTGATACTCCGGCAGCATCGAGTCGCCGTCCACTTCAACAGCGAAATCAGCACGCTCCACTTCGCCCGTCTGGAGAACCTTGACACGTTCCCACTGGTCGTGATCGGAAAGGTCATAACCGGCACCAGCGGCAGCCTTGTTGATGTGCTTGCGGATCGTCATGATGATGGGGCGTGGCTGCTCCTGCGCACGTCTGGCTCTGGCTGCATCAGCAAGCTGCATGAGCACGTCGAGGATGACTGCACGCACATCCTCCGGCAGGCTCATATATTTCGCAAAGACCTCCTGCTCATCCTCCGGGCTGAGGTTGACCTCACCGAAGGGATTCGGGGCGGGCTCGCGTCCGAGTAGGTAGTCGGTGGTTACGCCATAGTAATCAGCAAATTGGTTAATCAGTGAAATATTTGGCTCGCGTTCTCCAGCCTCATAGCTGGAGTAGGTACGACCCGCAACACCAAAAAGTTTCGCCGATTCGGCAATTGTCAGCCCTCTGCCCTTTCGTAATTCTTTTAAAGTATCACCAATCATGTTGGCACCTCCTTTCAATTTCATCATAGCACAAAACGTGCGATATGTCAAGTGCAGGAAATTACGTTTTCAAGTTTTGTGCAATGTAACTAAGCCGTATAAGCACGATTTGTGCAACTATACAAAAGCACAAAATGTGCAATTTTTATATTGACAGTTTGCACAGAACGTGCTATACTTAAACTGTACCCGGTACAAACCCTACGGAAAAATGATACAAGGAGGTAACCCATTATGAATGACAAGCTTATCATCCGCCAGAAGAGAGACACCTACCAGGCGGCGGTCGTCGTCAAAGTCAGCCCGGAGGCATTCGCAGCGATCGAGGATCTCTGCCACCGCACCGGGCGCTCCCGGACAGACATTGCGTCCCGTCTGATCGAGTGGGCAAGTGAGCGCGTCGAGGTCAGACGGGACGATGACGAAGAATAAGGCTTCTGCGCCGTCGAGCCTGCAATTCGGCGGCAGCCCAGACCCCGGCAACATATACACAACAAATTGCATACAACGCGCCGCTGCCGGGGACGGCGCATCCCGATGAAAGGAGGAGCACTATGGAAAAGACTGAAGCTCAGACCTTCCGGCAGGAATACCACGAGCTGGACGCTGCAAGCATGGCATTGTTCCGCACGATCATTGACCTGACGCTGATCCTGCTCAAGCAGCAGAACACGTCAGGGACACAGAAAGGAGGTACATCATGACCGACAACATCACCGTCAAGATCATCGAGCAACCCGGAACCCTCGGAGCGCTGAAAGCGTCACAGCTTGCACGCCTGATCGAAGCCTACGCCATTGCACACCCGGAGATCACCGAGCGCCCGGATCAGAAGGAGGACACCCCATGAACCCACTCCTGACCAAAGAACCCGTTGACCGAGGCAACGAGCACGTTCCGTCTGACGTGGAGCTCGCCGTCCGGCGCCTGATCGCCGAGCAGCACGAGAAGCTGTCCTGGACGAAGCTCGCCCGGTTTTACGGGATGACCGAGATCACCTTGCAGCACGTTGCGTACAACCGCAACTTTTCCATCGAGACCGCCGTGAAGATCTTAGCGAAGCACGGCAAGAAAC